TAAGGTGCAAATCCTGCATACGTTGCTATCTTTGAACTGGCTGCTGGTACGGCTTCTTTTGCAGCCTCGGCAAAACTTAGTGCCAAAATAGCTTGTTTTCGTTGATTCGACTTGTACAGGTTTTAAAGGATCGTTGCTCAATTAATTGACCTCTAGGTGAAATTTTAGGTAAGAAGATGTTTAATGGCTTCCAAGGAAATGATCGTGCTGGCTCATTTTCTTCTTTCATAATTGTTAATTCTTTATCTGTCATGAGTTCTTCTCCTTTAGCTTTTCTTGAGCCACTTTTATAGGATCACGAATATCATCGTTAAATGATTGGAGCCATATTTCATCAATCTCCCCATCTGTCAGCCCCTGCCATTCACGCTGTGGTGTACAGGTATGTATCTCAGCCGGGTTGACTTCTCCGCATCGTTCGCATTTCATAGCTTATGCCCCCTGATAATTCGGCATTTTTGTCTATCCTCATTGCTAAAGTCAGGGCTAATCTCAGCCACCTGACAAGGCAGCTTTGGCGGCATATTATGCGCTTTAATGCTCCAATATATCGCTAATGCGCCACAAATGAACCAAAACACAATTATTAACTTTTCAGCAACCTTCATAATTTCCTCCTGTAATTAAGCTGCCAGCAGATATTGACGATAAAGAATATTACTGTCAATTGATATTAACTATCCATAACTGTTATGCGATAGAAATAATTTTACACACAGTCATCATTTTATGGGAATATTCACTCACCGCAACACAGCGGCTACTAGGAGACCAATATGAATATCAATCAATTGCAAAGTTACTACCTTAACGAAATCATGACCGGCTACCCTGACGATTTCTTGTGCGACCTTGATGCTCAGACGATACAGGAAGAATTCTCTAACCTGCTGTCAGTCTGGGTTGCTAACCGTAAAGATGCAGCAAAGTTGCAGACAGCGATGTCTAATGAAATTGCAGCCATTGTTTGCCGGGTTACTCGGCAGATGGATACCGACCCAGTTGAATACACAACGGACGATATTCGCAGAGAAGCAGAAGATCGTGCTTATCAAGCATATAAGGACAGAATCTAATGGATAACTCAATCATTTCAGATGTTCGCACTCAAGCCTACAAAGACGGTATCAAAGAGGGCATGGAAATAGCCCGTCAGATGCTTTGCAGGTCTTTAGAGAAAGACATTGATAGTTTCGGTAGGGCTTGCGCCCATGTTGATAAACTAATGTGGGAGAAGGCACGTTATGAAAAAGCTATTTTCGACGAATGATTGGTTCGCTAGACATCCTGTTTGTTCAGGTGCAATAATTGTCGCTCTTTATTTACTAGCCAGCTATCTATGAGTAAATCCATACTAGACCCATCATTTAAATATGTTCCTGCCTCCAGTACCAATGTTGCTAGAACCTTTGCAAAGATTCGCAGAGAGATGCAAGCTAAGGCTAATACGGTACAGCCTATTCAGGAAAAGCAACCACTCAATATTGTGCAGTATAAAAAATTCAAGGGATAAATAATGTCTGTTTATATCAAGCTGCAAAAAGCTAGGATGATGTTACAAGCAGCGCCAATAAAGAAGTCAGGACACAATAAGTTTGCTGGGTATCAATACTTTGAACTTGGCGATTTCCTACCAACTATTAACTCTATATTTTATGAAATCGGACTCTGCTCAGTCATCAGCTTTGATAAAGAGTTGGCTACTCTACGTATTGTCGATACTGATAATGGTGGGGGCATTACATTTACTAGCCCGATGGCTGATGCCAATCTAAAGGGCTGTCATCCTATCCAGAACCTCGGAGCAGTAGAGACGTACTCACGCCGTTACTTATACGTTACAGCGCTTGAGATTGTAGAGCATGATGCGTTAGACGCAACAACAGGCTCAGAGGCTCCTAAGTACGCAAAGCCGATTACTAAGGATGTATTTGACAATATGACCGCTGAGGAGCAGGAGGCTATTCGTAGCATTGGTGTCAATGTGATTTCATTGCTATCAATGGACGATGTAGCCGGTGCTGTTGAGTATATTGAACAATCAGAGTTAGATGCAGATTCCAAGACCGCCCTTTGGAGTTTGTTGGATAGTAAGCAACGGGCAGCAATTAAGAAATTCACCACAAGGTAGAAAAATATGAGCTTTGATAATACAAATAGGGGCATATTGTCCAAAAATTTGAACAAAACGGCAGACAATCACCCAGAATATTCTGGCTCAATTAATGTTGATGGCACAGACTTTTGGCTGTCAGCTTGGATTAAAGAGTCTAGCAAGGACGGTAAGAAGTTCTTTAGCCTGTCTGTAAAGCCTAAAGACGCACCAAAGCCTAAAGCAATGCCGGAAGACGATTTTAACGATTCTGTGCCGTTCTGATTAACGAGCCGAAAGCAGATGCTGAAACTTCATTAACGTGGGGTTATCAACCAGTGCAGCGAGTAGGCTCACCAATACGCCAAGCCGGTAGTGGCGGGTAACACCGGCAGCAGGGGCTAGATGACCTTCGGTACTCCAATATCTAGTGACCCTGCACCAAGACGCATGAGGATTCGGGCATTAACTTGCTCATTGGACTATAGAACCCAAGGGGAGTCCTCAGCCGTGTTGGGTGTTAAGCCAGCAATCGAGGATGTCAACGCAAATGGTTTTCTGGCTTTCCTTTTGCTTAATTGAAGACCAAATCGAACCCAACAACCTTAACAACTGGAGAATTACGTGATTCTTGATGAACTGCAAAAACGCTTTGACATTAAAAACGACCGCCAGCTATCTATTAAGCTAGGTGTAGCAGCACCCGTTATTAGCCGACTGCGTAACAATAAAGCCAAGGTTTCAGCCGAGATGATGATTGCCATTCACGAAGTATTTGAGTTGCCAATCGCTGAGATTAAGGAACTTTGCAAGTGAGTTGGGCTGTTACGGAACTAGAGGTTATCCGGTGGGCAGAGGCTAGAGGCATTGTCGCTAACTCAGACTCCAAGACGCAGTTACTAAAAGCAGTATCTGAAATGGGAGAACTAGCCGATGCTATTATTAAACGGGATCGACCTGCTATTATTGATGGTATTGGTGACGTGCTTGTGTGTCTTATTCTGGTGGGGGTTTTAGAAGATACAGACCTCACCAAGTGCTTAGAGGCAGTTTATAGCGAGATTAAAGATCGCAAAGGCTACCTCAATAAGAACGGAGTATTCGTCAAACAGGAATAATCTGTCCTCTAAATACTACGTGGTCATCATCCCAGACCTGACATAACTCCGGAGGCAACATCTTCCCATCAACAAAGGTTAGGACTGCAAAACCTGACCGATGGTTCTTAGGGTCGTCTTGGGAGTACTCAAACTGGTCTCCATTAACATCAGCTAATGAGCCAGTGTCTACCCCATACCTGTCGCCTGTATAATCACTCCAAGGGGTTACTTTTAAGCTATGAAGGTGACCGGTAACAACGGTAAGACCAGCTTTCATTGTGTTATTGTAAACAGCATGAATGCCATTATGATAACGATGCTTAATCATTACTTTATCGTTGACCATAATACTGGTTGAGAACTTCCATAGCGGGAAATGGTCAGTCAGGTTCATGCCTTCTACGCCTCGCCACGTATCCCCCACCTGAGCCGCTAGACGGGCATTAAAACGTTGGTCATGATTTCCCCATGTCCAATGTAAGGCAGCACCTTTAGCAGTTTTCTGGATCTCCTCTAGACGATCCTGACAGGCTTCTAGTTCTTGTTTTACAGTAGGTGTAGCTTTCCATCCTGAAGGCGGGTGACGAGAGATGCTAGCACCGTCGAATATATCTCCATTCATAACGACCATCCGTGGGGACAATTCTTTGATGATCTTTAGGAATGCACGGTGAGCAGTGCTGATAATGTCAGGCCAATAGTGGCAGTCTGAACCAACTAAAACAATGCCATTCTTTAATTCAATATTAGTTCTGACGTTGTTTTGAGCGTAGGTTACTTTAAAGTCTGGGCTATTCTTAGCAACTCCAGCTAGAACAATGCCTTGTCTTTCCTCAATTGCCCTACGTCTTTTTGATGTATTTCGTTCAGAGATTCCCAGTATTTCAGATACTTCTTTTACTGAGCCATGTTTGCTCCACAAGGCAATAAATTCTTGCTCTGTGCAAGATGCTTTTGTCATGATTTCCTCTAGTTAGAAAAGCGATGGAACTCTCCGCACCAATCATCCCTAGCTGTTATTGGGTAGGTGCAATCATAGTCATCGTCACCAGTTCTAATTAGAATTGGTGGATAACGTCTGCAATAACCAAGATCTTCCTTAACTTCAATCTCAAAGAAAGAGCATGATTGACAAACTGGCATCCAATCTTCTTTTTTCTTAGGCATTGTGATACTTACTCTGCTAATGTTGCGAAGACTACTAAAAATATATTACAGGATTATTGCAATGCGTCAATACGCTGAATAAATTACTTTCTCGTCTTTGCGACGATTAACTAGCCCTTTAAACTCTTTGCCAGCAGCAAATCGATAAAGCATGAAAGCCTCAGCAGCACCATCAAAGTCACCTCGGTTATGTTTGCTCCTGATGCTAGACCGCTGCAAGCAACCTATCCCAGTGTTAAATGCAAAGCTGACCAAAGCGTCAAACCGCCCTTGAGTAAGGTTATTAGGGCAAAGACGTAATACAGCTCTCTCAAACCTTCGTAGATCGTCCTGCAATACCTGATCCACTTCTTCATCTGATAGGGTTCTGTTCCACTCTGGTGGGCATTGAAGTCTACCTTCAGCCTTAGCTTGTTTGCGTTCATCTAGCTTCATCTTTAGGTGTTCTGCTGGGGCGATAAGATGACCTACCCCAGTAGTCCAAAGGAGTACAGCGTCTAGGTAAGGCTTTTTCCTTACCCCCTCATGGTGGCGTAGGGTTTTGCGACCCTTTTCAGACATATTCATTTCTTAGAAAATGCCTGAGTTCCGAACCAGAAAGCAATGACAGATGCCCAAATTAGCTGTGTATCGTCATCCCAAACCAAATCCATCATATCTTTGAATGGTACGTTCTGAGTCCATGCGTACCAGACACCAGCGATGTCTACGCAGACTAGCAGGAAGAACAAGCCATAGGTAATCGTAGGACGAACCATTGCGCGAGCATTGATAACCCAACGGCTTGCACCCTTACCAATCTCAATATCGTGGTTGTACAGGGCAAGACGCTCGTCAGACCTAGTCTGAATACCGATCTGATCCGTGTGGATTTCCTCTAAATGCTGCTGTGCCTGATAGCCAGCCTTCTGAAGCTCTAGTTGCTGCTGTACCTGCAATCGAGCCAGTTCTAGCTCATGCTTCTTGTCTGACTTGTCCTGAAAGAAATCCAGCAACTTAGGGACACCACCAGTTAGAAAAGAGATTAGTGTAGTAAATAGCGTAAGCATTAATGCCCCTTGAAAGTAATCATCCAAACAATAAAAGTAATTATCAATACAGAAACTATGCCACCTAGTGCTATAGCTAGACCATCCTGAATCTGTTGCACCTTCTTAACTTTCTTACGTCTAGCCGCCATCTCAATCGCTTTAATATGGAGCTTGTTGTCTGTCTCACGCTGTCTACGTTCAGCCCTGAGCTTCTCTAACCTACCCATAAAGTCCTCGTACAAATCAGGCTCTTTAAACTGATAGATAAACATCTCTTTAAGGTCTTTGTAGAACTCTTTTAGCTTACGTTCAGCGAGCATCATCTCAATGACGATCTCGTAGTCGTTACGGCTATCTTCTTCAGGTGGATTAGCTTGCAGTACCTTAGCCTGTGCTATGCCTTCTTCAGCCTTGCCAGCAGACGAAAAAAAACTGGTAAGCGCCCCAAGTGATTCGTGAGCAGACTTACCAGCCTCAGCACATTCCCTGATCTCGTCAAATGCCTCCTTAGCAATATCAAAGGCAGCCTTAGCGCCCTTAATTACTAATATGGCAGTTGCTACCTCAATCATTTTGGTAATGTCCCGTTACCAGCCATCCAGAACATTAAACCCAATGCAGCAGCACCTACGACCCAGAATATCTTTTTAACAACAGAACGACCCACTTCTTCATAGATCTTCTTAAATGCGACTTCAGCGGCTTTTTCAGCTATGGCTTCAATCTGATCGTCTGTAAGTGGGAGTTCCTTGTTAGACATGATTAAGCCTTCATAATGTAAGCAAGGGCATAGTAAGGAGGCAGGTTAGCATTAGTACCCGAAGACCCAGTAGTACTATTAGACACAGAAATACCTGTTACTGCTGAATTTGTTGTAGCCGCCGCACTTCCGCTTCCTCTTACGTTCGGCCCGTCAGATCCTCCAGCCAAGTTGTCAAGGGTTGAAATAGTATGAACGTGACCGGGATCAGTAACTGTAGCTGTGTGCGTATGGCTTACAACAATAGCATCAGCAGAGCCGCCAGACTGAGTTGCAGATCCTGTAACCGTAGTCTTAGCAGCACCACCCGAATCAGCATCAGCAGCAATAATAAATTTATTACGCAAATCTGGTGTGCTATTTGACCCATTACACAGATACCAACCACTAGGAATTGTTGCTACAGTGCCAGACCACATGACAATTACACCCGTAGGAATAATGTCCCGGACAAAGGCAGTTGTAGCCAATTTAGTGCTGTCATCTGAAGCAGATTGAGTAGGGCCAGTAGCCGTACCAGTAATAGCAACGGTGCTAGAGAATACAGCAGCACCAGTACAAGTAAACGCACCACCAACGACAAAGTTATCGCTATCAGTACCTGCTTGCTGGTCTTTAAGCTGCGCCATTAACTCACGTATAGCGTTATTAATACCAGACGGAGCGCAACCCTCTGCAATGTTAATACCGGCTATGTCAGTATTATTTGCAGGGGTAGAGCTAAACTCGCTAATCTTGTTCTTTGGCATAATTAATTTCCTAAGAGTCCGTAAAACCCAGTTCCTAACGAGCCGCCAAGAGCAGTAGGAATGCCTTTAGGCAATAACCCCTCCATTCTAGGCGTAGTCATGTTAGTGGCGCTTCTGGCTTTAATTACTGGCTTTAATTGACTTGCTATCGATGCAATACCCATAGCGCTAGCAGATGCAATATCACCAGTTGCTAAATTGCCAGCAGCGCCAGTAAATCCTAATTTATTCAGTACACTTATAACGGCTCTAGCACCCTCATATCCAGACCTAGATGGATTTTGAGCTTCAATTGGGACAACTAATTTACTAAGGTCAGACCTCAGCTTTGTAATTTCCCTAATTTGATCAGCATTAAATAGCTCTCTAGTTAAAGCAGAACCTTTGCCCATAATAAGCTCATCAATTGTTTTGACAATCTTTGAGGAAGGCAGAAGATTCCCTTGGCTATCTCTAGTCAATCTTACAAATGCCGACTCCTGAAATTGCTTAAAATCATTTGAATCTGCACCAAACATTTTCTTTAGACGTTGCACAGTTCTTACAGACGATTGAGCCTCGCCTATTGATGCTCTGCCATAAAGCAAATTCATTACTTCGCTAGGCTGCAAATCCTTTTCTACAATTGTCCTCATATTCTTAGCTGCATCAGCATCAGCTAACTTTGATGTATTTCCTTGAGGGAACTGAGTTCTATAGTCAGAATATAGCTTCCTTGCTTCTTTTAATTTACCTAACTGGGTTATATCACCACGAATCAAACCGTTAGTAATAGAGTCATCAAGCCAATTATCAAACTCTTTAATTATTGCTGAAACATTACCTTTGTCTGTGTCATTTGCACCAGCCTTGTAATATTCATTTAACTTTTTTCTAGTTGTCTCAATAGTTTTTAAGCTAATGTCAGTTACGTTCGCTTTACCAGTTTTAGGAATAATTGACCTAATTTCAACCATTGCACTTCTAGATGCTGGAGTCAACTTAGGATCAACAACTCGATCTTTTAGCACTCCCATGACCCTTGACTCTAATGGATCAACGGACTCACTGAGAAACCTTAACGAAGTAGGATCAACATCGCTATACGCAGTTTGATAATTACCTTTTAATTCCCGCTGTTTATTTCTAATAAGCTCATAAAGTCTGCCGCCGACCTCATCAGGAGACGTTGTTATTGTTCCAGCAGCAAATGACTTTTGCTTGTTTTCAACATCCTTCAATAATTCTACTTTTTGCTTCTCGTCAAACCTAGCAAGAATCTTCTGAGCAAATGAACCTCTAGCAGAGTTTCTCATTGCTTCTTCTTCTGCTATTTGAGTTATATCGCCAGTGGCTTGACCTCTAGTTAACGGGAAATTAACATCAGAAATATTTGCACCAGATGTTACATTTTTTGCATCTCTAACAAATCCAACGCCAAGTTGTTTGTAAGCATCAATAATAGATTGCTGACCTTTAGGGCCAAAGTCAGTCAAATTTATACCAGCAGCTTTTAAAGCAGCGTTAAATTCTTGGCTAATGGCTCCAGACGAATCTGTGACTGGTCTTTTGTTTCTTAGGTAAGCGCCTAATAAATCACCAACAACTTGACCACCAGCACCAAAGGCCGATTCAAGAGCAACTTGAGGAACGCTAAAAGGTTGAGTGCTGCCCAATGCCTGAGAAGACAACTGAGATCCAGAGCCAATAACACCGGTTGCAGTGCCAGCTATAACCCCCCTTCCACCAGTAGTAAGACCTAATTGAGCCATCTTCCCTGCTGGAAAGAATTTAGCAAGGTCACCAATAAATCCAACAACGTCAGTGCCAGACAGACCCGGCTTGTTAAGGTAATAGGGCTTATTATCAACAACAATAAACGGGTTTCCGTCTTTATCTACCCCCGGCTGTGAACCGGGAATATTTTTAATCATAATGTCTTGCAACGCTTTTGGATCAGTTGTAGACATTACACCCAAAAATGGCGCAAAACTTTCAGTAAAACCTAAAGGCGCATTAACTATTTCTGGTGTGTTTTTGTTGGTCGTAGGGAACTCCGGAAGCCCTAACGATGTAGCGCTTACAGGTGCAACATTAGCTGGATTTACATCCACATTACCAAATGGATCGTAATCAACAGGTTTTCCAATTTTCGGTGGCATTATGTCTCGATTCAATCTTGATAAGGATAAGTTTTACCATTAGGTGCAGTATAGTAATAACCTTGCACTCCATCTCTATCTTTTCCTAACCTTACAATTGTTCTCTTGCCGTTTATTGTGACAATTCGATCTTTAGGTAACTTAATTGAATCAAATGGATCTTGAATGTCTACCGTTGGATCTGGAGATTCAAAGGAAGTGGCATAATTTCTATATTGTTTGATTGTTGGTTTCAGTGAATTTCTTTTGTTATTCATAGCAGAATAAGCAAGTGTATTCAAATCTTCTCTCTGCTCATCAGACAAAGTTCTAGTAGAAAGGAACTTTTCATGAATACCTCTTAATTGTTCTGGAATACTCTTTTTACCAGCAATTGTTTCAATATCGCCCTGTTGAACAGCGCCACCCGGATCAAGAATTTTTGCAACGCTATAAATAAGAAACGCATCCGAAGCACCACGAGCAGCCGGGTTATTGTAAGCAGAAACAAAATTATTAAACCTGTTAGCGACTTCAAATGATTCTGATACGTTTTTATTTTGCACATAGTTAGTCGAATTCTGGCTAAGAGCTTGTGCCTTTTTTACTGGATCATTTAAATTAAAATAGTTTTTAGGAGCGCCAGCAGTCTTCCTTTTAATATCCTGTTGAAACAAAGTTGGATCAAGTTCTTGAAGAATCTTTGCGTTTTCAGAAAGAATAGCTTGCAGCTCTGAGTTAATTTGTTCCGCAGTCAAGCCATTAACTCTTTCTTCAAGAGCTTTAAATCTTGGCTTTAATGTAGTGTAAATATTTTTGCCCTGAGATGGCAAAGAAGCAATAAGCGAAGCCTTATTAAGTTGAGTACCGCGATTAGTACCCTGAACCTGAGAAATCGTATTGTCAGCCGATATTTGGTAAACCTCTCCTTGGTCTGTTGGTAATCTTTCTGCTTCAGCTTCTTTTGAAGTTAATAGTCTAGTTTTTGCTGTTGTTGGTATTTCTGTAATATTTCCAGCGTTACTTATTTGATATCGTTTATTTGGATCAAGTCTGTTTTTAATAACGTCTTCTTCTGACAATAATTTTGTACCGCCATAATCAATAACAAGTCCTTTCTTACTAGAAATTAACTTGCCATCTCTAAACATGAATGTTTCTTTAGGATCAAGCCTATCAGCCTCATCTTGGAAAAATTTTGCAGTCTTATCATCACCACGAGATATAGCTAGTGTGGCTTTCCTTCGATAATCATTAGCTTTAGCAACATTAGCAGGATTAACCAATGAGACAACTGGTTGTTGATTACTACTTACAGAAGCAGCAGAATTAGACGCAACAACAGGAGCAATGGCAGTAACAGAAGCATCACTAATAACTGGCCTTTCAGCAGAGCCTTGAGTAGAATCTTGAGTAAAATCAGCCCCTAATCCGTATGCCTTTGCATTTTCTCTTAAAATTACTTGTTCCATTGCCTTACCAGCGTCAATATCAAACAGCGGAGCTAAATCAGGATACTTTGCTTTAGCACTCTCAATGCTTCTCATCTTTCTAACCGCTTGACCTTGTGCCAACTGAGTCTGTGCAATCTGTTGCTGTGTGACGTAATTCTTAACGCCCTGCTCATAAGCACCACCAGCAGCACCAAAGCCACCACCCAATGCACCTAAGATGTTCTCAGCAGCAGAACGACGAGGCCCAGTACGGCTCATGCCTTGAGCTAGTGCAAGACCAGCACCTAGCAAGCCCTGAACATTAGCCCGGTTCTGCAAGTTCTGAGTTTCTTCAGCACCAAGCAATCCCCCAAGATAGCTAGGAGCAGCTTGACCAAAGACATTAGGAATGTAATCTGAAAGTGCCATATATCACCCTAATAGGGAAATTCGTTGCGGTCTAAGAACCGTATCTTGCTGTGAACTAAGAAGGCTAGCGTAATCACCACCTTGAATCTGACTACGGTTAATCTGACCCGGAGCAAGCGGCTGTTCTTGAGGCTGCTGCATTGCTTGTTGGGCGTAAGTCAATGCTTGATTAGTTAAAACTGGATTCTGTTGGGCATATTGACCAACTTGACCCAATCTGTCACCAAATGTGTATTCGTAACCTTGTCCCGGCTCAACACCAGTCATACCTAAAGAAAGCGGTCTTTGCATACCAATAGCAGTAGCTTGGTTGGATGTTAAAGGTTGTGTCATATTTTTCGTTAATGACTGAAAACCATCAGTAGGAGGAGCAAACAAACCACCTTTAGCGGCTTCATTAGCAATATTAGTCGGCATTTGAGATGCTGCTTGCTGTGCTGCGGTTTGGAATCCTACGTTTGTTGCAGATGTAGGTAACGCAGATGTTACCAATGCAGGATTAGTTGCAACAGTAGTAGAGCCAGACAATGCGCTAGGCAAAACACCAGCAGCGTCATCAGCAAAAGAGAACAGATTAGAAAGACCACCAGCCCCCATAAACGCATTACCAGCGCCACCTAGAGCGCCACCAAGCAATGCACCTTGCAACGGGTTATCACGATTAGTTAGACCGCCAATAGCGGAACCAATCAATATCGGAGCAGCAGCAGCACCCATGATTTAGCCTTCTCTTTCCGTAATAGTTCCTTGAGGAACACTGCTAAACAAGTTAGCAAATTGATTAAGTTTTTGCTGTGGCAAGTTTTGAGCAAAGTTAAAGCGGTTAATTGCGTCTTGCAGTTCAGCAGCAGAATACTGTTCACGAGCTTGGCCTACTGTCAGCAGTTTCTGAATATCAGCGTAGTCAGTAGCAGCCATCTGAGGAGCATACTGACTAGCAGCAATCTGTCTAGCACGTTCAGCTTCAGCCGAGCCGTAAGCCAACTGACCACCTTGCTCCAACATTGCACGAGCAAATACGTCTTGAGCGCGAGCTTCTTGCTCACCTTGAGCAGCAGAGCCATAACGACCCATCGAGGAAGCCTTAGACTGAAGGTTCTGAACATTCTCAGTAAATACATCACCAGCCTGACGATTAACACCAGCCAAAGCACCCGATAGGAATGGATTAACGCCCCGTCCTTGAATCGTAGCTAGTTGCTCTGCCTGTGCTGACCGAACCAGCGGAGAGCCAGCCATAGCCCGTTCCTGAGCCATATTAAGAGCTGACTGAGTAGACTGAGATGGCGAGACATAGGTCTGACCGGGGAAGAATGTAGGCGTACCAGACTCGTAAAGTCGCTTGCCTTCTTCTAGGCCATAAGTAACATAGGGCTTGATGTCAGGATCAATGCTCGTTGTTGTTTTTGCAGGTTCCCTGCTGCTTCCACCGCCCATATTACACCTCGCAAATCCATTGTTTAGGACGGAAACCAAGCTGTTTCGCCCTACGTTGCCATCCTCGACGATGGCTAGAGAAAGTTAGATATTTGACATTACCTTGACGACAGATGTCTTTTATGTATTTTAATCCAGATTCAACAATTTGATAATTGTTTTCTAACGTCCAAGCAGCCCATAGGTGCATTGTTTCGCCCATAGGTTGCAGGATAAAGAAGCACTTAAAATGGTTATTATCTAATCCTACCCACAGCATTGCTTTTTGATTAAAGCAGTCTGTGTACACATCTTCTACTATCCAGTTTTCTGGGCTATACCCTTTAATTTCATCTAAGCCGGGGCGTACTGTAGGCCACCAGTTCCTAAGTTGTTCTACAGGTATGTACCTAAACTCCATTAGCCCACCACAATGTAACCATAGGTTTTGTCTGCCGTATTGTTTGACCAGTGCGTAAGAGTAGCACTTCCTTGCTGTTGGCTGGAAACATACACGTTGGAAGTTGCTGCTGGGGCAACATAACTCATGGTAACAATTGCGCTAGGAACTGCCGGGCGAGTAGGAGATGTACTCGTATCAAAATGCTCTATAGAAACGCCTGTATCTGTAACCCGCCACATAACTTCAACGTAATCATTAGCCTGAAGCTCAAGGAAAAAGTTAAGCGCAGCAATTAAATGACTAGGATCACCGCCGCTTTTTCTGGCTGGTATATGAAACCGGCTATTAGATGCTGCAATGTTTGTACCGTTTTTACGGAACCATACGTCTACGTCTTGACCATCGTTAGTTGTATTCTTAAACTGAATAGAAAATTGCAGGTTGTAAATACCGTAGTTTCTGACATTTATCCTTGAGCTATTAGAAACATAAACCCCATTGCTAAAGTCAGTTGTGTTTAATGTCACCGCATAAGCAGTCGTGGTATTAGCAGCAGTCTGGTCTGTGGAGTCCTGAAACGCTCCGTAAGGCGTAGAATCAGCTTCAGCAACATCAGACACCGGAACCAAGAATATCAGGCTGTCAAAGCCTATACGCTCGTCGTTAATGGTGGTTGTAGCTACATTTCCTGTGGCTAACGTAATCCGACCGATATTATTGGTCTTACCGTCCATAATCCCACGAACGACCTCAGCAACACCACGAGCATCGCTACCAAATGGCGGTAATGTACGGAACTGAGTCATCGATTACCCTGTTTAACAACGTCAAACTCTAAGCCAACAACAGTTTTCCAGTTAGCCCCAGTAGGAGTTAGCCTTAGTCGATGGTACTCACCGTTAGACCGCAAGCTCACACGGTTTTCTGCATCAGCAGCCGTATCTGAGCTAAATTCCACTTGTTCAGCAAGATTATCCCGGCTTGCAATAGCTATAGAACCACTACCACCGTCCACAATAGGCTTTGCTAGCATGACCGTAGACCTGCCTACATCAATATCACCCGTTGATATGTTCGCAGTCTTAGGCTGGCCTGAAAAAGTAATAATCTTCTGTTCACTAACACCAGCAAATAACAATTGTCCACCAGCAAAAACACGCGAATCAAGAGGAATATCAAGCGCATCAATGCTTGCGTTATAGTTGTCTAGCTGCTCTAACGTAGCTGAAGGTGTTAATACATAAGCAATTGATGTCGCTGTAGTATCTGCGTATGACCATTTGCTAAGGTCAATCGAGTACATCAGCATA